CACTACACTCATCCATAAGGCATGATCTAATTCCAGTAATTTGAATTACTTTTCCTTTTTTTAAATCATCATCTTCCTTACCATGAAAATGTCTATAATTAATAGTCCGGAATAACCAGACCATAAATTTCTTGTACAAGATAATAAAAATATTTGAATCCGGAACAATTTCTGAAGTTATTATACCATCAACTGTCTCGAATTTATATTTTATTATTTGGATTCCTTTTCTTCTTCCCATTCTTGGTATTCTTTTCTTAATTTCTTTTTTTGTTTACTGTTTCTCATTTGACCATCACCTTCTATATTTACATCAAAGGCAATAAGAATATCAATATGTGGTCTCATTATTCCACGAGTATCTTTTATTGCATCAAGATACCATTGTAATAGATGAATACGTGTAAATTTTTTAGGACAACCGGATGACCAATTCTTAGTAGAATCGAGTATCACTGTTTCTAATCTTTTTGCCGTTATTTCAGCAAGTACTTCATTAACTATTCCCACAACATTAGTTTTTGTTTATATTATCTTATTAAAGTGTAGAGCAAAATGAGATGCCATTCTCCATCCCCTTTCTGTAGGTTCGAATCTGGCTATTGGAGAATGATATTTTTTATTCTCACTAAAATGGGGGTCAATATATTTTTGTTCCTGTAGTTCCACCAAAGTACAATTTTCGAAGACTAATATTTTATTCCCTTCATAGTTGGTACAATCATGATATTTAATATCAAGGATTAAAAAGTTCATTACTTTTTTATTTCTTAATATTTTATAATTACTGGGGTTTGGATTTGGTAGACCTTGTGGTATTAAACCTGCAGCTTTCCACTTTGAAATAATTTCTTTTCGAACATCTGGTGACAATATATTAGGTACAATAATTGAACCCCCCGGACCGGGTGATATAATTTTTGGTTCTTCATTATCTTTCCACTTTGAAAAAATACCCGATGATTTCTTATCGTGAGTACTAAACGAACCTAATAAATTTAATCCCATAATTTTATTTTTTAATCTTAATACTTTTTGGGTTTAGGACCATCTTAACTGTACTTTTTGTTGATCCCCCATGATATGAATCTAATACCCCAATTACATCAATACAATCAAAATGTAACCAACTACCAATTGCCCCAATAACATCTGTTTTAATACCTTTATTATCTTGAACGTAAAAATTAAACATTGAAATAAGTTTATCGATTTCATTTTCATCCACACCTGCAGAAATAAATCCATTTTTAACACTATCTACATTTAGGAATCTAAATCTTTCTCCCGGTGCTAATATTTTCAATATTTTATTACAGTCAACATCAACGGAATATATTTTCTCTTCAGCATTTTGATAGTCAAATGATCTTTGTGGATCAGCATATGTTTTTGCAACAGAATGTTTATCTGATAAAAACACAGGTTTATTATATTTGTAATTTTTTTTATATGAACTAACTTGATTTAAAATTTCATGATATTTATCCATATCACCACTTTCACGAGTTGTTTTTAAATCAACTTGTATTTGTTTGTACTTAATTGGGTCTTCAACATATTCTACTGATATTACATTATCGGTAAAACCCATTGATTTTTCAATTTCTCTAGCATCAGGACTCCCATGATACCAATCCTCATTTAATGAATTAGAGAGGTTCTTAATTGTGTCTATTTGTTTTCTAATATCTTTACTCATAACTATAAATAAATACAATTATTTTTTTTGTTCTTCAATCGTTCTCCACTTATCTACGTCTTGTGAAAAATGAAATTCACTCGGTGTTGACCAAAACATATCTTCTTTTTCATTAAAAACACCATATCTTTTACCATTATCAACACCCTCACAATCAAAAACATAATATTCAACAACACTACCATCTGGCGGTAATGTCTTTCTGTCTATTTTTACTTCTGTGAATTTTCCCATTATATGTCTAATATTATTTTTTCATAACTACGTGCTTCGATCTCGATTTGTTTTAAACTTTGATAGAGTTCTTCACGTTCATTTATTCTCTGTTTAACTGCAAGATTAAATTGATATATGTTGAAACCGACCTTAATACCAATTTCTTTTATTTGGTTTTGGACCTCTGAAACGAATGTATCTATTTCCTGATCTGTCATTTTATTCATGAACTCATGAGGGTGATCATTTCTATCTAAATCTCTACCAATTAAATCTATCACTTTAGTAGTGAAAAATCTATTTCTAAATCTATACACTTCACTATTATATACATCATCAATGTTAAAATCCATAATTATTATATATTAAAATATGTTAATATTATTTTCAACTCTTTTTAACAATATTCTTGTATTAAATTCAACATCCATTTCCCTTCCTAATTTAATACAGTATTCTTTTAGTATTCTTCTGGATGGTAATTCATCTTTAATGTTGTGGGTTAATTCATATAATTTTATATGTAAATCAAGGGGATAACCTTTTTTATTCATGAACTCACTAATATATCTATCAATATTATATATATTATTTTCTCTTTTGAGAAATTCCATATGTGTAAATAATATAGATAAATTATCACGTATTGTTTTTTTAGGTGAAAATTCATTAAACAGACTATCAAAATCCATATCAGTGATTTTGTTGGAATCGAATGAACCGGGTTCGAATGCGTGAACATGTGTTATTGCTTGATGACCTTTTTCATCTTCTTCTTTTTTTAGTTTAGCATCTTCTTTAGAATCTTTATTCATAAAGTAAATCAGAACTACAAAGAATAAGAAAACAACAAAAACAATTGTAATAATCACAGTCAAAGTTATTGTTCCAAATGTCGAGATTTCTAATACCATATGTTATGTTTTTATGGATTATACGAATCAATTTATATAAGGTTACATAAATAAGAGATCAAATTTAATTTAAATATTTAGAATTACAAAATATATGTGTGATATATTTAATAAGAAGGGAGGGATTGAAGTATATAAAAATAGTATTCAACGCAAAATTATTAACAAAAAAAATAAGAACCCCCCCCTTCTAATGGAACAAAAATAACCCATTTCATACTCACTAAAAAAGAATTAGTAATTAAAAATTGAAATGAATCACTAATTTATTATAAATTTTTACAATTTCCAAGACTTTTTGTAACTATTTTGATTTTTTTTCGTATCATACAATGAAACTAAAAAATATATTATGGGATTAGGTATAGGTAAAACAAAGAATGGTATCAAATACGATATGCCATTGATCGGAAATGAAGATTGGTCTGATAATACTTGGATTGTACAACATCTACACCAATTAGCTGATGAAATTGAACGATCTAATCTAAAAATATCTAATATTGGTATTTCTTACAGTGGTAAAAATAACATACCTAATTTATTTGTTGAAGGGTTAACTAATTTAGAATATCCTGAATATATAACATTACCGAGTGAATATAGATCACACCCAGACTCAAAAGATGAACAAATAACATCATTGGAAATATTTCTAGCTGTGTATATTTCAGAAGAACCAATATTTGTAGATGGTATATTGTATAATAATCATTTGACCAATATGATACTTAAATATCACGGTACACCACATCAATTATTGAAAATGTATAAATTATGTGATGTTAGTCTTAAACAATTACAATCATTAATTGGTGAGATTAAAGTCGTATGGAGAATAGATAAAGATGCGAAACTTACACCTGAAGAATTTAAAAAACTTAATCATAATAGAAGATGGGAAGCATCAGAGAGACTAAGGAATGTTAGTTGGATGTGTGAACATTGTGGTGAAGTCATTGATTATGGTTCTTTACCTACAAAAATGGCTATGGGTGAAAGATTCTGTGGTGATTGTGATGGTATTTTAACTCGTAGAACCGGAGGTGGTCAAGGTGACCCATTTAATTACTCATTCAAAAAGTCAGTTGATATACCATTCAAAGAATATACTGATAAGGGTGATGATTATGAAGAACCGAAAAGAGATTCAGAAGAAGTATATATTGAAAAGCGATTATATTGCGATCATGAAGGATGTAGAAAATACATTATGATTATGGAGGGATATAATGGTGGTTTTGTAGATGAAACAGGACATAAGGGTGATCTTAGAAATCAAGGTTTTGTATGTAAAAAACATTATAAATAATAATTATGCCAAGCGGAAGAACTCACGATATCATAACAGCAGTCACTACCCCTATATTAGGGTTTGTTTTCAATGTAATAAGTGGTGACATTAAAATGACAGCAATCTTTATTGTAGCATTTTTATTCTCATCATTGATGTTTAATGGTGATTTAGATATCAATAGTAGACCCTATAGAAGATGGTGGATATTGAGAATTATTTGGAAACCATATCAAAAAATCTTCGAACACCGGAGTTATTGGACACATGGTTTAATTGTGGGTACGGTTGTGAGGTTAGTCTACATATCACCCCTTATTATAGGTCTTGGAATGTTATTAAATCTAACATATCCACAACATTTAAATTGGTCATTGATAATTATTATTTTAGTGGGGTTAGAGTGTGGTAATTCGGTACATACTATAAGTGATCGGATTGGTTCAGCACTATAAATTACTCATCGCTTTGACCAGTATATCCAGTTTGATATATTTTATTACTGTCAGGACTCACACCGCTTTTTGCTTGTGGTGTATATTCAGCACCTGCACTAAAATCTAATTGATATTTACCACCACCAATTGGTTTAAGATCAATACCAGTAATATCTTTCATTGCTGCAATTATTGCTTGATCACCTGCAGGTATTTTTTCATATCCTTGTTTTTGAGCAGTTTGGAGTACATGAGTTGCCCATTGTTTAACAGCATCACCTTTTAAGAATCTATTAATGAGTTCAAGTAGACCATTGATATCATATGTTTCAGTATTTTCAGAAATAACATTTAACATTTCTTCCTGAATCATAGAATCGATCTTCATTTTTTTCTTAATCTCATTTAATTGTTCATCAGTATATCCGTATCTTTCTTGTATTTGATTTTCCTCAGTATAATCTTTTACAAAACCACCAGATTTGACGTAAAGAATATTTGCAACTGTAACTATACGATATGCACCCCTTTTACCTGTTTTATAATCAGGAGCATTAGCATCCCATACAGTAAATAAACCATTATCGGGGCGTGAGTATGATGATTGTTTAACATCTTCACCGGGGTTATATATTCTTTTTTGACCGTTTAAATATCTTAATTCATCATCTTTTTTAATAAATGTGATTGAATAGAACTTACCTGAATTTATTTGATTTTTCAGTTCTTCTATTTCTTGTGGGTGTGTTTTAAAAGATAACATAAGTATTCATATTTTCATATAAATACTTTTAATTTATTGTTTGATATCTAACTCAATTAAAATTGGTTTATTAACCACATCATAAGAAAGATTTAGATTACTTGCATTGATATATTTAATACCATCATGTTCTTCAACACCATATGTTTCATGAATATGACCAAAAACATGTATTTGTGGTTTTATTCTATTCATTACCTCGGCTAATAATGATTTACTGCCCACTTGTATATAATCACGATAAACAGTATCTAATATTGTATATGGTGGTCCATGTGTAATTAATACATCTGTATTTTCCGGAACATATTCCCAATGTTTTTTAATTTTATCTTCAGATCGCATAAATGCCCAATCAAAAAATGGGGGTGTTACGGGAGAACCCCAAAAGTTAATACCATCAATTTCAACACCACTATCTTCTAAATAATGAATATTATCCGGAATCATTTCTTTTGCAAGTGTTGGATTATTTTCAAAAAGAAAATCATGGTTTCCGGCAATCATTATCTTATTTTTATATTGATCCAAACCACCAAACCAATTTAAAAATTCTTTTATTTGCCAATCACGCCCAACATTACTAACATCACCAGCATGAACAATTGTATCAGCTTTAGGTAGTGCGAATCTCTTTTCCAATGTCTTATGTTTTCCGTGTGTGTCGGAAATAAATAATATTTTATGTTTCTTTTTTCCCATGATGCGAAATGTGTGTTAATATTACAATATTACAAATAAAACATCAAAAAAAAAAGTATTTATATTAAAAAGAATTATATATTTGTAATAATGAAAACGATAAAAAAATATATTTATCTTATCTTAGTTTTAATTACGATATTCATACCATTAAAATCTCAAGATTTTATTTGGAATGGTGATATTTCGAATGATTGGGGGGATATAAACAATTGGGATAATGGTATTGTCCCAAAAAATAAAAGTATTGTTATAATCCCTAACATTGTTAATAATTATCCACACATCACAGATAAATATAAATGTAACCAAATAACAATATCACCCCAATCATATATTGTCATTGAACAAACAGGTAGTTTAACAATATTAAAAGATTTTATTTTAGAATCAAATAGTGATTTTTCTGCATCAGTGATTAATTATGGTGTGTTAACAATATTTGGTAATGCTATATTTATATCAACAATAGTACCAAACGAATGGCATTATATTTCATCCCCCATATCTGGGGATATTGCTGATTCATTACCGGGTATAAAATATAGATGGTATGAACCAAACTCTGCAGATACATTAAAAAAAGGTTGGATATATAAATCTGGTAATTATGTACCTATGGAAGGTCTAGATGTTAACTTAACCACAGATAAAATAACATACACTGGCACATTTAACGATGGTGCTTACGATATTAATGTATCACATACCACTGGTGATAGTTTAGAGGGTTATGAAGGTTGGAATTTAATTGGAAATCCATACCCGTGTAATATTAATTTGGACCTAATACCTGATTTTTATAAAGACATAATAGGAAATGGTTTTTATGTGTGGGATAGTAAAATACAAAATTGGGCAACATATATAAATGGTGTTGGTGCTAATGGTGGAACAAAAAACATTCCAATAGGTCAAGGATTTTTTGTGAAATGTTCATATGAAGGTACTAATGTTGTTACATTTACCAATGATATTAAATCGTTAAAGGAATCAAGTGCGTTGAAATCAAACGATATATCACAATTAAACATCACATTAACTGGTTCACGTTACACAGACGAAACGATAATTAAATTTTCGAGCAATTCCACCAATGAGTATGATAAGGTCTCAGATGGTCTTAAAAGATTCACACATAATATACATGTACCACAAATATATACAGTTACTTCAGATAATAAGAAACTAATAATTAACACACAACCTATGCCGGATCAACATTTGGAAATTCCTTTATATATTGATCTGAATTTACCTGATGAATATGTACTTAGATTTAATGGTCTTACTGAATTAAATTCCATACCATTATATTTGGAAGATGTAATTAAAGATACTATCATTAATTTAAACACATCCCCGGAATATGAATTTGATTGTTTCTTCGGTTTAGATGTTAATGATAGATTTATTCTACATTACAATAAACCAATCACAATAGAAACAGAAATAAGTAATGTTAGTTGTGCAGGTAATAACGATGGTATGATTAACATTATTACAAAAGGTGGTATCCCTTCACATATAATTCATTGGTCAAATGGTTCAACCGATAATAAAATAACATCACTAGGTGTTGGTGAGTATATTGCAACAATTACCGATGGTAAGGATGTGATTGTTGAAAAAATAACCATAAGTGAACCAGATAGTATCAAATATGAATACGATTTAATTAAACCATCGAAATCAATATCAAGAGACGGTTCTATTATATTATTATGTGACGATTCGTATATTATCGAATGGTCTACAGGTGATATTGGTAAATATTTATTTAATGTTATCGAAGGTAATTATTCCTTTGAAATCACAGACCAAAATAATTGTAAAATTACTGAAAACATTCAATTAAAATCAGATGAATTAGTTATATTAAATAAAAACAAATATAATAGTGGATTAGTTGATGTATTAATTAAAAATGAAATTATTTTTATGAATATAACATCACCGAAACATGGTGATATTTACATATACAACATTTCCGGACAACTAATTAACAAAGAACATTATAGTGTTCCCGGTAGTTATCTATTTACCACTACACATACACTATTTTTGATTATGATCGTATCTAATAATGAGGTTTACTACTCAAAAATTCTCAAAACTAATTAAAGTTTATCGGGTTTTAATTTGTATTTATATTAAATCAAATTTATGAGGTACGACTCAAAAATTAAAACAACATATCATTTTGTACGAGATAAAATGATGTTAGTTCAAAACGCAAATTGGAACATTAATGGTGATGAAGGTAAAGGTGACTCAATAGGTAGATCAATGGTTGCTTATTTTTGTTATAACGACCAAAACTTTATTCAGGGCATTAAAAATTGTTGGATTAAAATCGATATTGATTCTGATTATAAAATGTTTTTCAAAAAATGGAAATATTATTACAGAGGACAAAGATATCCAAGTCCTGAATATTATTATAAGACATTTAGTAGGGATCATATAATAACAACATTTGTTGCGTTAAAACTAGCAAACGATCCATTTATTGTTGAATTAGCTAAAAACATTAAATATAGTATCAGAGAAAAGGATAATGATTTAGTGTTTAACATAAGTCATAAAATCACACCACAATTATGGTGTTGGATTAAAATGTTCGCTGGTAAGTGGTGGGCAGCACCTTTGTTTTATCTTCAATCAATTTTTGTTATACTCGGAACAATTATTTGGAATAAATTTATTAATTTAATTGCTGGTTTTAGTCCTGAAAAAACACAAGAAGAATTTAAAAAAACAAGAAGAGAAGACCTATCTAAATGGAAGTTATTGTGTTGTAAAATATTAACACCAACATTCACATTGCATAATTTTGCATGGCAAGTATTTATATTAAAAGATAATATATTTAAAAGATTACTTTGTTGGTTAGTTATACCTTTAATATCTAAACATAATCACCTATTAAGGTTAATGTTTAATGTTCAGAAAAAAAAGGTTACAAAAGTAGATGTTTTGAATTATAAGTCAATGAGGGGTAATAGATGGTCAACAACACTAAATGAGACTTGTAATAGAGATTGTAAAATAATAACTGACCCACAATTATTGGAATCTAATTTATTAGATGAGGATGTTCTTGTTAAATTTTGGAATTTAAGACATCCTAAAGACATAATTATTATATAAAAAATGAAGAACATGGCAAATGTTGATATTAAAACATTAAAAAAACTACTTAAAAGTGGAATTATCTCAAGAAAACAATACGATGATTTTACAAACGGTAATGACACTGAATACAGTAAATCAGTAGAGGTTAGAAAACCAATTGAGGTTAAAAAAGTTGAAGAAACATTTGTTTCTAAAAAACCAAGAAAACCTATTGTAGTTGAAGAACCAATTGAGGTTAAAAAAGTTGAAGAAACATTTATTTCTAAAAAACCAAGAAAACCAATTGAGGTTGAAGAACAATTTATTTCTAAAAAACCAATTGTGGTTGAAGAAATTACAATAGAACCAGTGGTTGAAGAGATTGAAGAAATTGTAGAAGAAATTATTGAAAAACCTGTAGTTGAAGAAAAAGAAGAAGAGATTATTCCTGAAGAACCAGTTGAAGAGATTATTCCTGAAGAACCAGTAGCTGAAGAAACAGAAGAAATTATAGAAGAACCTATAGTATTTGAAGATATTAAACCTATAAATGCACCAGTTGGTTGGCATCGAAGATTGGAGTTTATTGATGAAGTTGGTAATATATTTCAAAAAGGTGATTATGTTGGTAATGTAAGTGATGAACCTGATGAAACAGACTAATATAATAATTCAAGAAGAATTTACTAAATTATTGAAAGAATTATTTGATCCTAATGGGGGTAATACATATTACGCCCAAGGACTTGATCCTAAAGTAGTTAAATTATTCGAAAATAATGTTAAAGATGCTGAAAAGGTATATCAAGGATCATTGGATGATGATTATTGGAAAGATATCTCAAAGAAATTTCCGAATTATAATTCTCCTGACACTGATGATAATAAAAATGCTGTTGATTTTATATATAATAATGTTGTAAAAAAATATCCCGATTATGATTGGGATAAAATTAAGAAATTAGTTCGTGATAAAATACATAGTGGTATAACCTGATCATAATTTATTAAATTCAGGTATCCATCTTTTAGGTAATCTTTTAAATTCCTTTTCAAAGATTCTATCGTGTGTTCCTTTTGTATATTTAACAACCTGAAATTTTTCCCTTAAAGTTCTTCTTCTTGATTTTTCTGGACTAAATATACTTATACAATCTTTCCAAAATGACCAATAACCCCTATTACCTTTTGGTGACCACATAGAAAGATAATAAAAATAATGTGTATGATTTTCTTTAAGATATTTAAAGACCTCTCTATAGTAACCTTTAAGTATAAAATTACCTTTGTTTTTACTATATACAAATACCATACACCAAGCACCATTATACCATCCAGATTTACCATCTGCAGGTACATTAATTACGGGATATTGTTTTTTTTCTGTCATAATTTAAAAGTTTAGGGAGATATTGTAATATATCGGCATTGTTATGCTGTCTGTATAATTTACCAGATTACAATATCTCCGGGTTGTGTTGAGCGAATTAGTCTTTTACCACTCGTTTACCGAAGTAAACCCTAAACAAAACATTGTTTATTATATTAGTATACGTATGCCACAGTACTTTTATCATCGAGTATATAACCCTCACCACCACATTTATCACAGGGTTTATTATAATCTAATATATCCATATTTAATATTGGTGGTAATTCTTCAAGAATTTTATAATAATCATGAAAATTTATTTTAATTTTCCATTCAGTATAAATAGTACAATCACTTCTATTAAAATTTAGTTTATACGCAAATTCACTTATTTCAAGAACAGTAACCTCCATTGGTTTTTTATCATTGTAAGAATAATTACCATCAATTAAATACCTTTTACCTGTTTCAAATATGATTTTTTGTTCTGTGCTTCCAGTTACTGCCATAATTTTTTAATCAATATATCCAGTTATTTTTAATGTGTCAAAATCGCAAAGCATTTTAATTTCTTTCCCGTTTTCATCTTTAATAAAGACCGGGGTTTTACCACCAATTAAACCCAAAGAGTGATATGTTCTACCTTCTTTACCTTTTTTAGTGGTAACTAAATAACCAGAACCATGTTCACTATATACTTCCATTATAATACTTCTTTACCTTTATTAATAACACCACCAAATATTGTTATATTAATGTGATTATCTGCAGGTGCTCCAGTTGGATTCTCATTTTTTTCACTGTAGTGAATTACTTCAATACCTTCTTCAACTAAAGAAGTAAATAAATCAGTAATTTCTTGATCTTTATTAAATGTTTTAACAATTCTTACATATCTAATATATTTCATATTCGTATTTTAACTGTAAAATTAATCAGATTTTTCATAAAAACAAATATTAATCAGTATTTATATTAAAAATTATTACAATTATTTAAAACATTAATTAACATGGCATCAGACATCGTAATATTAGAAAATAAAATAGCTGAATTAGATGTTAAAATATCAGCATTCATTGATAATAGTATATCAGAAGTTAAGAGAAATAGATTAATTGCTAAAAAAGAACGATATGAACAGCAATTAGCTGATCTACAAGCGTAAAATCAAATTTTAAATGGTGGTAAATTTACCACCATTTCTTTTATATATTGATCAATAAAATAACAATCCCGGTAATACTCATTAACATACATACCAACATTATTTAAATATATATCATATTTATCTTCCTTATATTTTAAAAAACCCTTGATATTATTAAATATATCATCTTCAGTCTTTAACATATCCTGAGAATGTAGTTTTTTAATTAAAATCATTGTCCATGCTTTCCATTCACTAGAAACATCTGGATATTTTTCTTTGATATAATTTATTGAACTATCAATAATATATAAGAATAATGGAAATTCTTTAGGATCATGGATATGTTGTAAAAATTGATGATATTTACCTAACCAATCTTTTATTAAATTAGGATTTAGTTTATTTATTAAATCGTTCATATGCCTTTTCAGTTATTAAAGTAAAATCAACACCACCAATAAAATCTTCTAAATTATTAGCATCACAATAACTCATAGCTGACATTAAATAATGTCTAAAATTATTCAGCCAATTATTTAATTTATATTCGACATTTCTATATTGTACAACACCTTCAGATGTGCGAATATTTTTCTTACCTAATTCTTTTTGGACCTCTTTAGTACTCATCCCTCTAAATATCTTTTGAATTGATTTACCTTGATCAAATAGAGTCTGAGCACGTTTTATTGATATCTTACGACCATTATAATAGTTATCCCCGGCACTCTCCAATGATTTATTAAATAACGATCCAAGCATAACATAATCAGCACCTAAACCATATGCTTTAATAATATCAGAATATTCTTTCATACCACCATCTGCTACAATGGCAGGTAGATTACAATAACATAAATTCATTGAATCTTTTATTTTTCTAGTCTCATGTATTAATGATGCCATTGGATAACCAACACCAGTTTGTTTTGTTGTTAAACAACCATTACCATTACCAATTCCAACCCGGATAAAATCAATCATTTTACTTTCTGCATAATATTGATATGTTTTAGGGTTTGCAATATTACCAATCATTATTTTTATATTTGGATTAATTTTTTTTATTGGTTTAACATATTTTTCTAAAATAATCTCCATATGACCATTAGCAACATCTATAGATATCGCAGGTATTTTATTTAATACATTATATGAGTCATAATTAAAAATATCATCTAAATCTTGTAAACCAACATTTGGTATTACATGATCTTCATACTCTATACGTGGTAAAGTTAAAATATATTCACTTTTTACTAGATAAAAATGTTTATAATAATCACTAAGTTTTATTGTTCTAGGTAATGATACTGTAATACGTGTATTAATAAAATCACGATAATTATCTAAATTAACAACAGTATCCATTGGTGCTGTTATCAATGGTAAATTTAACGGTAAATCAATATCTTTATACCTACTCACTATTTTTGTTGTACGTTTCGGTGTTATAAGTATATCATTGAAATCAAATTTAATATCAGTATTAATATTTCCCATGTTTTTTATAATTTAGTTTTAATTCTGAAATCAATGGACCAACCCACAGGCATATATTGTGGATTCATTGTTTCAATAAAATGTCTTCTCCATAAGGTAACAAAATTCCTCATTTTATCCTCAGTATTTAATTTTCTAACTAGATGATATCCATGCTCGTAAAATTGTCTATGACGTTGTTGGTAATGTCGTGAAACATGATCATATTCTTGTTTTAATTTCTGATAGATATTATATAGTTGAATATAATTAAAATTTAATAATAGATCGTAATCTATATTAGTATATCTAGATACACTCAATAAATTACGTCTAATATTCGCTACAGGTATTTTACCATAACCTGAAAATATAGCATTCAAATTATTTATAGCACAAATAGTATCACCATTATTTTCTTTTAATAATAAAGCATATGCTTTATTAAAATCTTTAATTGTTTTAATTTTAAACTCACCAGCCAACTCATCTTTATATTTTGTTGCTTCAATTTCATATTCAGAATGTTTATCGTGATTAATTAAAACAACATCATGGTGATTTTTAGATTTATAAATTTCTGGAAAATATTTACGATAACAATACGGTACTATGTGATGTCGTTGAAGATCAACTCTTATACCTGTTACCACACACCTTGCTTCCCTCACTGATCTTCCAAATTCTTCATTATCAGAAAAACCATGTCCATTTGGTTCAAAAGTAAGTTGAATAGAGAATTCTTCATTGAAAACATGTACAGCTAAATCTCTATCAAGATACCAACGTGCCTTTTTACCACTACAGGTAAACATATGTTTTCCATTTGGGTGGTAAACCTTCCAATTTTCTAAATTAAGATTTTTACCACCCACTTTTAGAATATTATTCCTATTGTTCATTATAAATCTCGATGAATTTATTTTTTAATGAATCAGGTGAAGAATGTAAAACAACATCATTATAATCATCACCTAAAGTCTCACGGAATTTATTAATAGCATTACCTAATTCTTTACCTTCTAAACCGGGAATCCACTTCATTATTAATTTACCGTTTAACTTATTACTTAATCTTCGGTTAATTTCATCAGCTTTATCCAACTCATTTAATTTATCGAAAAATTTTGCTTCAGGAAATACATCATTAATCTTTGGACGATAAACTGCCTTATTTTTTTCAAAAATAAATTTATTTTCTCCATGATAATTATCATCCATATAATTCAATAGTTCATGGTATGATTTTCTTTTACGATTTCTTTTTCTATCGACATGGTTTAAATTTTCCATACGAAAGATATTTGCATTGAAATATTTCCCACTAATAATATAGTCGAAAATTTCTTCAATGTTATTAAACCCTTGTAAATATCTATCATAATCAAAGCCACCAAATTCGAAGATTTTTCTTGGGTCTTTACATACGGTAATATCACGAGAATTGCGACCATTAAAATTACGATACTTATATTTTAAACCATCCCAACCATATGATAAATTAAATTTATGGAAAATTTTACCCATTGCATTACCAAGAGGATCATATGAATAATACACTTGTGCAATATCCCAATTAGATTCTCTAATTTGAATAAAATCAATTTGGAAATTTTCATAATCAAAAGAATAAACACCACCATTATTATGAATAACACGAGGTTTAAAGTTTTCTTCAATGTATTCCTTTAAATTAATATTACTATTGTGAAAATCATTGTCAATTTTAATTAAAACATCCAAATCACCGTGATCTTGTTTTAATCGATAACATCTAACTATTTGTGATTGGATTGATGGATTGTATTTAAATTCAACAGGTACTGATGAAGTAATACCCAATCCATATGTTAATTGAACTGCAATTTTTGAAGCAATCTCAAAGAATTCTTTAGTTGATTTTCTTTCGGTTTCAATACCGTGTTGTTTTAATGCTCTTCCACCCATAATAAATAAATTAAGTCTATTCAAATATACGAAAAATATTCACTTATGTTACAAAAAAGATGAAACTTATTTTTCTATAATGGTGAAGCTAATATAACTATCAGAAATCTCCGGAGGTATTGTTCTAAAATCATCATTTAATTTCTCATCAATGAGAAAATCATTAAGTGTTTCTAAATCACAATTATATATATCCATTAATTGTGTTTGCATGTTATCAGGAATATCAGCTAAACCATCATAATCCCATTTTATTTCATCATCTTCGCTCAATTCAATACTACCAACTAATTTTAATTCAAGATTACTTTCTAAAATAAAATTATATAAATCTTCAATATTCATATTTCTAAATTTTTGAATATAAATACGTACTTTTTTGAGAAAAGAAAAGGGATGTATAACAATAAACTTTTTGTTTATAAAGTTAGATATGTTTTTAATTAATAATTCTTTCTATATATTTATAATTGTAAAGTTTATTATTATTACCGTTTTTTGAAATTTCAATTATTTCAAATTTGTTTGCGTTAATTGAATCTATTGATGCTTTTGATGCACCTTTAACATAATAAGTAACCAATCCACTTGTGATTTCAGTCACAGTAAAGAACAAAGGTTCTTTATGTTTAGGATTGATGTATTTTATTTCACCAACTTTCTTTATATTAACATCATTGGTATCTAAATTTTCTATTGCACCAACTTTCCTTACTGTAACATCATCGGCATTAGATTCTTCAACAATACTAATCATTTTTCTTCTTTTTTTAATTTCTATTTCAATCTCTTTGGTTTTTTCTTCACTTCTAAGTATAATAATTTCTTTTAATAGATCATTATTTTCACCGTTATGATCAAGGATTAAACCTAATTGTTTGTTATTAAACTCTTTATAGTCCTCAAACCCTTCAAAACCATCAAGATAAATTTTATCAATTTTTTCATCGACAATCTTAAATCCATTATCAACTTTATCATCAAGAGCAGTAACTTTATCATCAATACTTTTAACATTAGTTGTTAATGACGTAAGGTCTTTTTTTATGTCACTATTAATATTATTTTTCTTTTCATATGCTTGTCCAATCACAAATGCAGTAATAATCGCACTACTTGCAACCCCAACAATTATTTTGATTATTGTATTTACCTTATCACCTTTAAACTCAATTTGACTAAATATGTCATTAAAAAACTTCATGTTTATATTTTAATTATTTTTATAAGTTATTTTTTTAAATGTTCCTAATATAAATACTTATGAAAACCTTATAAAATATAATGTTCTAGTTGATGTTTTTTAATAATTTATTATAATATTGGTAACTCTTTGAGTGAGTTTATTCTATAATGACCAACATCAAATCTTTTATTGTGTTTTTGGGTTAATAGATATGTTGTAACACCTGCTCGATTCATATCAAGAAAATTATTATATGAATCATCAACAAATATCTCAACACCGTTTTCTATAGCCACTTCAGATTTCGAACCCCTTAATGGAACAGTGTGTACTGGTTTTGATGGAAAACCATGCATTTCTAACCATTTCATAGTCACTTCACTTGATACAGGTCTTGCTGTAATATAACAATGTGGATCAAATGGTATATCTTCTGGTTTAATCAATGGTTTTAGATTAAGATAAAAATCATCAAGTTCACCGGATTTTTTCATCTCTTCGAACCTATTAAATATTTCATAATCAAATGCCCACGATTCTGGTGCTACTTTCATATTAAATTTTTCCATCCAACCTTCAACCCAACCACATAGTACCTCATCAATGTCCAGACCAATGTTTGGTTGATTTAAATATCTTTTAGGTCGATCATCACCTTGTGGATATGTTTTGTAAAAATCAATAATTGTCATTAAATTCCAACAAGCATTTCCTAAATGTAGTGTATTTAATTCCTCATCATAATCTATATTTTCAATAAATTTTTCAATGTGTCTTTTAGTTGATGCAATACAATCCATCCAATTAAAACCATTTCTCCAATTATCTGCACCATCTTTAATAACATTATATTTATAACTTTCTTTAAAAGGTATTTCTGATCCATTTATTTCATTGCCATCATCATCACCATATATTGTATATTTATGTGCACCTTTTGTATACACTTCAGCTATTTCTTTTAATGCAATATTAGAAATTAATTCATATCTAATTTTACCTTTATTATATCGTTTTCCTTTTATTTTTTTCATGTTTTATTATATTTAGTTATATATTTTTTTATTCTATTTCTTCTATTAATACAACACATTCTTACTTCAGCATCTTTACATCCAATATATTCAGCACAACATTTTGCTGAATTAAATTCACGAATAAAATTTTTATTTAAATCGTAAAGATATATTTTTTTTGGTAATATAACTTTATTTGTTATTAATTTAATATCTTTTTTTGATAAACAATCATTAGAAAATAAAATTATTTTTTTATTATATAATAATTTTCTTTTTGATAATACTATCGAAATATGACTTTTAGACCCGCCATTTATTTCAACATACTCTTTAGCACTATTAAACCCTTCAATAAATAAACCATTTAAATCATATAACTTAAATGGTTTAGGTAATCCTCTTTCGGTTGAATAATGCCCATTTTTTGTTATATTTTTAATGTTCTTTCTTTTACTTTTTTCTTTATTGTTTTTTTCATCCAATTTATAGTTAAATTTATAATATTTAACCGATGCTATATTATAACCAAATTCTTTTATGTTTGATTTATATACTTTTATAAATATTCCTTCATATTTTTCAACGTCTTCTTTTTCGCAAATAAATAAAATTTCAAATCTAAAATTTTCTTCATTATATTTATTCCATGAATTTTGTAAATATAGATTATAATGTGTGTGTGTTTTTAATTTATTTATATGTTTAGTTTTTCTACTACAAAAAGAAGATTTAGTGCTTCCAATATATATTTTATTATTTATTATATTTCTTATACAATAAATACCTATTTTTACACTATTACCCTTATAATTAATTGTTTTCATTTTACATATTTTATTATAAATACTATAATAGTAATTGAAAATTATAACAACACCAATTATTATGTGAATATTTTAACACCGTATAATTGTTCCAATTCTTTAAACGGTGCTTCATGTGTAAGTTTTTCTGTTTTTATCTCCTTATCTATTGAAAATATTTCCAATTCAGATGCTTTAATCTGATAATCTTCAACTGTTTTCATTATTTCTTTATCAGACTTATCATCCATTGTTGTAATATAAGTAAATATTGATCTCAGTTGTCCGGGTGGTAAATCTGGATGTGATACTATACGTAGATTACCATACGTTCTATCGTCATCAGATTTATATAATAACCATCTACTATCAACTCTATGTTCTGTAGCGTATCCAGTGATTTTTTCCCAATATGTATCTTTAAGATTTATTTCCATCTTTAGTCCATTTTAATTGGTAGTTCTCTTTCCGGACATCCGTGAACTTCTAATGCACGGACACCAAGAGCAACCACTTTTCTTATTTGAGCAAGTGTTTCTTCTTTATTGAGGAAATAATTTGCTTTTTTAGCTTCACCCATATGATGTTCCATATAATTTAACCACTCTGCAGGTGACTTATCATAATCAAGAACATCCCTTTCTTTATTTTCATTCCCCCATCGTAATTCTTGATATTCTCTTTCAGTATCAATACGATCATATACTTCTCTACGACCTAATTTACATAAGTGTTGAATATCATAACCACTCTCTATTATCTGTAACAATTTACTAATAAAAACATCTTCTTTAAAAAATTTAACCATTGATAGATAATTGATAATTTGTCGTATGTTTCTAAAACAAGGTAGTTTATCTGATTTTGGTTCTTTTATTTTACGAAGTTCACACTCACGTTCTAGACAATTTTCCAATCCAATAATGATATATTCCTTAATATCAATAACATCTTTTCTTCTGTATTGTTCTTTTAGTGTTAATATAACACCTTGAAGACTACCCCAACTATGGGAATTAGGTACTACTTGAATCATATTATTTCAGTTATTAAGTTATTTCGAATTTTATCTAATTTACTCTGCATCATATCTAGATAATTTTGTGCATCATCTAAATCTTTTTGCTTTTTAAATTTGTCAGTTCTATGTGCTGCTCTTTTAGATAAGAGGTGCACCCAATTAGAAAGTTCTTCAAATGAATAATTTCTCCACGATCCATCTTTAAACCTATCACTGTGTTCTTTTATTGATTCCGGGGTTGCCATAACTATAAACTAAAATGTGGTTTATCATCAGTTACTTTCCAATTAATGGACCAACCTTCTACTGGTTGTACATACCAACAAACCCCATGTGCATCTAATAGGCGATGACCACCAGACCCACTAACACTTAAATAAAGTGGTTTATCTATTTTTAATTTACGTCCATTCAGATATTCATATTCACGATATTCTTCAGAAGAAATATCCTGAAATATATTATTACTTTCGTTTCTTAGTTGAATCATGTTATTATCTTTTACGATTAATACTACGAGATTTTTTTGTTGCTTTATTTTTAGAATTTCTTTTCTTATGGTAAGCAACACCATAATGTTTTTTTGGAGCACAACGTTCCAAGACAGAACGTTTTAATTCCTTAATATATATTTCTTTTTTCTCTTCTTCGGTAAGTTCCTTTTTTTCCTCTTCAATATTCTCTTCAACTTGTTTAGTTAACTTTCCAACTTCTGCATTAACTTTTTCTTGATCACCTTCATTTGTTTCCTCAAGATTGATGTTTAGTTTCTCATCCATATGTGTTTAAATAATAAAAATAATGTTATTTTCGATAAAAGTATAAAACATCATTATCATATGCAAGTGTTTTTAATAAAAAAAGAGGGAATTACCCTCTTTTTTTTTGTTTATGCTAAACATCGACCTCTACTTTTATCATATAACCTTCCAGTAATTTATCAATTCTATTTTGATATTCATTAAGTGGATGATTTTCTTCCGGATAATGATTCTCAATTTGTGAGAAACTTTTTCCTCTGGCTAAACCGTATGCTGCATACATCACACGTAACTTTTCTCTATTTACCTGATGATCGTATGTTGCATCCGATGGTGACATATATCTTTCACCTACTAATTTTTCAGTTTTTCTCTGATTTTTTAATTCTTTTTGACTATTAGCCAATACTTTGATATCTTCTTTTATTTTACTTACGTTAATTTTTTCTATTGTTTCCATAATAAATGTATTTTTAAATTTATATAATAATTTTTTATTCTTAATATCGCACATTGCGATTTGCGATATTGGGTATTAAATTCGTGATATGCGATTCGCAAATCGAGGATTCCACTTATTACGGTGACCTAATTTTAATTTATGTTTCTTTCATGATTATTCAAATTTAATTCGTTCTAATAATTGTTTACTTAATTCATAAGTAATTTCACTTTTCAATGATTCAGAACCAAAATACTTTTTATCCATTATTATAGTTCTAACCACATCTTTAACATCAAAGGATTCAAATTCATTCTTCAACATTTTTTCTGCTTGTTGTTTCACTGCATCAATAACCCACTCACGGATATCTTCCTTAGTAATACCAAGATCATTATGCATGTAATTTTTAAACATTAACCATTTGTTTTTTTCCATAATGCTAAATTTAATTTGTTTGTGATTTTTCTCATCTCTGGAGTACCATAATAGCAAATACTAGTCAATTGATCTCCAATGTCGGGTTCAGTGAACGCAACAACATCAGCACCATTGTCCTGTAATTTCTGATATAATCTTTTGAGTTTTTTTTCATTATCGATTGATAATGAAACTAAATATTCGCTGTTTTCCATCCAATAATTGAATTTATCGTTATGGTGGTAGGCGAATCTACCTATTGAATGACCGCTTTGTACCAATTGGTATCCGGGATTCAGGTCTTCCCTTGTTACTGTAACTAATTTAATTTAAGTCATTTTTAAAAATTTTAATTAATACTAAATAATTGTCTTCTTTATTATATATACGTCAAAGATAATAAAAGGTTACATAATTACCAAATTATTTCTTTTTATTGGGAATAAATCATCTAACCAGCAATTTTTTAGTGCTATACTATAAGCACCTTTACCCATTTTTTGAAATTCAGTTCTTGTTTTATGTTTTAATGCTTCTTCTTGACACCTTTCTTTTGTCCAATAATCATTTGGTTTATTTTTTAAAATCAAGTGAGAACAGATTTCATCTAACCAACCATTTCTAAAAGCAGCACCATAAGCACTACCACTATTTTTATAAAAAACACCCCTTGTTTTATATTTTAATGCTTCTTCTTGACACCTTTCTTTTGTCCAATAACCTATGGATTTTCGATTTAATTCACCCATATGGTGACAAACATCATTAGACCAATTGTTTATTAATGTAACATTATAAGCAACACGACTATTTATAGCAAATTCATTTCTTGTTTTATATTTTAGTGCTACTTCTTGACACCTTTCTTTTGTCCAATAACCTCTTGGTTTTTTCATTTTTTCGACTACAAAATTATTTTTTATCTATGAGTTCATAAATATCTGACATTAGTTCCATTTTTATTTTTGTCCGATTCATATGATCTACAGATGTTACTAACGATGGTTCAATATGACCAACACCTTTAATCATATTAACTGCTTCAAGTATTGCTTGAAAATCATCTTCTCGAATATCATTCGATAATGTTACGGTAAAACCTTTTACTTTATCTGTCATAATATACAAATTTATATTTATTTAGAGGGCATAACGGGAGTCGAACCCGTGACTACCGGGGTTAAAATCCGGTGCTCTGACCAACTGAGCTACACGCCCATAAACCCCTCCCAAATTGAGAGGGAGTCTTTTTTTCCATTTGTCTCAGTCAGCGAAGGACTCTCTTTCAGACATAGACTGTTATTTCAGTTTACCTTCGCAAGAATAGAAGAACATTTGCTCGTCCTTATAATTATATCATATCAACATAACTTAAAAGAGATTTATAATCCTGAAGATTATGTTTCATTAACTCCAATAAACTTAAATAATATTCTTTATTTAATATTCCGGACGTTATTAAATTAAAACCATCTTCAGTATCTTTATCCCTCCCCAATTCAATTTTCATTATTGCAAGGAGTTCCGGGTTAATTATTTTAACCTGTTCACCACCAATGTTTGCACTTTTATATGTTTTAAGGATCATTTTATTGATAACGATGTTACCAACATTTGAATCAAGATAGTCGGTATTAAATTGATCTGCTGTAACACCTAAGACCCCAATATTACCATCCATAAGTTCTTTATATTCAATATTATCATTAGCTAATTTGGTTTTAACCTCGTTAACATTACCAACCATAAAATCAATGTCAGGAGTTAAATCCCTACTATTAGATAAATAATGAATTAATGCAGTACCACCTATTAAAACAGCATTTGATATATTAGTTGTGGTCCAATCAAGTCCAGTAGCAATATCTGCTATTTGATTCTCATTTAATTTACCAATCTTTTCAAAGAGATTAGTTGAATCGAAATTTTCTTTAATTAAAAGTTTGTTCATCTTATTGATTTTGAATCATGGGATCATCATCATTAATCCCATATATATATTTTCTTATTATTCTATAATTATCAAAATTTAAACACATTGTTTTAAACTCATTATCTTCTTTAGCCACTTGATAGATGTATTTTTCACTTTTTTTAATGGTTAATCTTAATCTTTTTTTAACGATTCCCCATTTTCTTCTTTGCCGGGGTGTTGTATTATCTAAAATATATTGATAACCGTCACAGATTCGATCAAATTCAGATACAGGATAAGTTCTTTTTAATAGTTCAAAATTTGTTCCCATTAATTATAATGCAATATAATATCTTCTGATAAATTGACACCATCTATAGTGTGCTTATGATCAAGTAACTTTTTTTGTTTTCCGGAGGTATTATGTATCTTACCACTAGCATGTAACATAATTAATACATTAAGATATTCCATTACTTCGGTTTCATTATTAGAACATACAACAACACCACCCTCTGAATCAGTGAAATATCCATTACCGATATATATCTTTTCACCAGTGACAGTATAACCACTATTTATTGATATTTTTGCATGTTTCATTTTCTTCATAATTATCTTCTTTTCTTAATTATACGATAATAATGTATAAAAGTTACAGATTTTTATTTAATTTTCAAATATAGATAAATTTCATGAAAAAAAGAAATGTTTTCTTCGTATTGAATAACTAAATAATAAATCCAAACATAAGTATTTTATTATAAATACTCGTTAGAATTTTAAGCGGAAGAAGGGGGATTCGAACCCCCGGTACAGTTTAACCCGCACGTCAGTTTAGCAAACTGGTGGTATAAGCCACTCACCCATCCTTCCAATAATTTTACTTTAAAATTAAGTAATAGTGTTTATATTACCACCATATCTAAATACCTTACCTAATGTATAATTAAAAATAATTTCCACACCACCTTGATCATTAAATTTATATAATTCATGTCCAGTTTCAGGATTTTTGGTAAAATCATCTTTAGAAATGGTTTTATCATTTATACCATCATCAATAAATTTACCTACTTGTTTATCAATTTTAAATAAATGAGCATTTACTGCTTCTTCTAATTCTTTTTTTTGATTGTCATCCATAATATTATATTTTTTTAATATACGAAAAAATTATAATTTTGTTACAATAAAGATATTAATAAATTCCTTGAGCGTACCCCGAATTCTGTTTTATATGATAATTTATCTATGCACCAACCACGCTATTATTGACTTGCTCACCGTCTAAGCAAATTTGGCTTGCATCCTTGGCAGTACAATCGATCCTGATTAACGTTGAATCTCCTGTCTTAAGCAATGATGTCCGGAAGTTCCTCTTGTTCATTATAAACAAGCTACCATTCCTCTGAGAAATTTATTTTGTTCATTAATGTTTTTGTTCAAAAATTTAGTATTTATCTTAAAAAGATGTATTGTACTAAATGTAGAAAAGATAAAGACGTTAGTGAATTTAGAGAAAGAAAATCACTAAAAAGGGGTTATCATTCTTGGTGTAAAGAATGTGAAAAAATCGCAAGTAAAAAAAGATATAAACCAAAACCAAAGAAAAAACGACAACCATACAATAAACATAAAGCATTAATTAGAATGTTAAAATATAGATATAATTTAACTTATGATGAATACGTTGAATTATATAATAAACAAAATGGTAAATGTGCAATTTGTAAAACATCTAAACAATTAGGTTCAAATTCTGGATTACTTGTTGACCATTGTCATAAAACAAATAAAGTAAGAGGGTTGCTTTGTAACAATTGTAACTCTGGTATTGGTAAATTACAAGATGATATTAATATATTATATTCAGCGATTAAATATTTAAGTTCAATATAATCGAATGATCATTGGCACTGAACAAACGTAAATATTAAACACAGAATCATCCCTCTGAGAAATTTATTCTGGTTTTTTAGTACTTGGTGAACCCCCTAAATATACGGTAGTACTAAATGCATTTTTTCTATATTCAGGACCTTTGATTTTCTTTTTATATTTATCAACAATTTCTTTAAATAATTCACGATCAATAATATAATCATTCATTGGTATTTCTTTTTCTCCACGTTCATTAAAGGTTGCATTTTCCATTAATAAATCGAAATCACCACTTGGTGTTGATTTTTTATATAATTCCCGGAAACAATCTAAAATGTGTTTTTCTTCTTGTTTTGTTGCTCTCATAATTAATATCTATTATAAAATTAGAGCAGAATATGGGACTCGAACCCACGACCCCAACCTTGGCAAGGTTGTGCTCTACCACTGAGCTAATTCTGCATTCAAAAGTCATGTGAAGCACCATCGGTCTCTGCATCGTTACCGCAGTTTCAATCATCCGGAGGCAGACATTGAACTTCATACATATGACTTTTCCACCCTTTAAGGAAGTAATTGAAATTGTTCCAATTTATTCCTTAATTGTGTGTTCTCAACAAAAAATTTATAACCGTCAGCTTTTTCATAAGCTTCGTGTTGATTAATTGCTGATAAATAAAATTCCAGAGTTTCACCACTCGTAAGCGTGAACTCCACCAACCAATATTTCATTGGAAGGTTTTCGACTTGTTTTTTCTTGTGTTTTTTCATCACTTCTTATTTCGATAGTCAATCGAACTAAGAAGAATTAAATAGATTTTTCATAATAAATTATTTTTTTAGTTTTTCAATATCTTCTAATTTTACTTTATCCCATACTTGATAATAAAGAGAATCAGTCATAATTCCAATATAATCATCACCACGCTTAAACATATATTCATACGTTCCATTATCAAAAGGCATTACATAAAATACTTTATAAGTAGTACAAGATATCAAAGATAATAATAAAACCAGAAATAATATAATTTTTCTCATAATTAATAATTTTAGTACCCCCGGCAGGATTCGAACCCGCATCTATTGGTCCGTAGCCGATTGTTCTATCCGTTGAACTACGGGGGCATTTTTTATAATCTAATTACTGTTGCATTCTTCGAATACATTTCAATCAATGACTTCTTTCTTGATTCACCGTAACAGATTATCATTGTATGATTACATTCAGTAGTAAATACATAACCTTGATATTTTGTGTTCTTATGTTCTATAACATAATCAAATTTACCTACAAATATTTTTCTTTCTTTCATTACACCAATAAATTATCTCGAACAGTTGTTAATACATCACCGAGTAAATTTTGACCTCTCCATTTTTTAACATCCATTGTATTTGGATTATTCTCATCTAAACCAATACCCCAAATTCTATCATATGGTGATGCTTCAACTAATCTTGTCCCAGCAGTACCCAACAATTCAAATTTTAAATCAAAATTTTGACCGAATTTAAGTTCATTTGCACGTGTAACTATTTTAATTTTATGATCGTCCCAAGTTTTATTATTAAAATCACTTATTGTTCTTCCTAATGATTTTTGTGCCCTTGGATGTTCAGCCATAATAATATGTTGTGCTGTATGTCTATCATTAAATAAAATTGCTTTATGATACATCATATATTGTTCACAACAATTATAAATAATACCATCTTCTTCAAAATTCTTCTTATGCCATTGAGAAAAAGGTCCTCTATAGAATAAAGTTAAATCTGTGTAATCTTCTGGTTTTTTCATTTTTTCTGTTTTATAAATTCCTTAATAATATTATCATCTTTTTGTGAACTTTGAAGCCATTGATTAGATAATGATTTTTTCCAACGACCTCTAGCACCTCTTCTAAATCTAAAGACAGAGTTATTCATATACCTTCCATCACCATCAAAAAATGTCACATAAACACCATGCATAAAACCCGGTCTATGTACTTCTTTTTGAAATCCTCTTTTCACTAAGAACTTCTCAAATTTCTTATGTTTCTTTAAGTTGACAATACTTATAAACATACACCCAAATTTTGGGTCAAGTTTAGCACCAACTTCCATATACAATTCTTCTTTTGTCATAGTACCCCCGGAGGGACTCGAACCCACAACATCCAGATTAGAAATCTGGTGCTCTATCCAGTTGAGCTACGAGGGCATTTAGTTGAGCTATTGACTCAACAATTGTTTAACGATACCACTTGATGTTTTACCATCAATTTGGGATGCTGTTGGTAATTTTTTAATCTCACCCATCACTTTTCCCATGTCTTGCATTCCGGAATAGTTATGTTCATTTATAATATTAGCAACAATTATCTTAATCTGACCTTCACCAATCATACTTGGTAAATATACTTCAAGAATTTTTGCTTCAGAAAGGTTTTCAAGTTCTTTAGCGTTTTCAACCATTTTTTTTATCACTTTAATAACTTGTTCATTAGTGAGGTCTTTACCTACCCTACCAAATTCACCAGCAGCAACACGAAGAATATCTCTAACTTCGACATTCTTATCCTTCATTGCTTGGATCATGTCTTCTCTAATCTGTTCTTGTAATGTCATAACAATAAAATTTAAATTAATATTTTTGAGCCGAGTGTCAGATTCGAACTGACGTGTTCATAAATGAATCTGGATTACAAATCCAGCGCAATCGACCACTATGCGAACCCGGCATTATTATTCTTTTTTTCTTTTATCTTTGATTTTCTGGACTAAAGTTCGAATCATAATATAAATGATAAAACCTGCTAAGAGTCCGAAAAATGTAAGTACCCCAACTACAGAGTTTTTAAATATTAATCCAACTACAACCCCTATTAAAATTATTACAATGTACGGTATTAAACTAACTAAAATTCTTAATCCTAGTTTTAAACTACTAACTAATGTTTCTTTTAAATTTCCCATATCTTTTTATATTAAATACTCTGGGTATTTCTCAAGACGTATCTTTAATTCAGATAAACAATCTTCAAACATTTTTAAATTAGTATAAATATGATCAACGTCATTAATTACAATAAAACCACCACTTGCAACAATACCCCCAACAATCATTAAATTATCTACCATTTGGAATTCTTCTATCTCCATCCCATCATCAGCAATTAAAATATGATCAGATAATCCACTGTTTGTTACTCTATCTGAATATAATTTAGATACATTACTATAACCACAAAGTAATTTACCTAAACTTCTACCAAACCCTAATTCATAAACAGTACCAACATCAGCACTTGGTGATCTAAAGGGGGTTAAGTTAGCTAGAACAATATCAGATTTCCTAATAGTATCTTCATTTACTTTAGATATTAAAAGACCTTTTGAATATAAATCCAAATCTTTATCCGAGAGTTCTTTTATGACATTATCAAGGGGGTAGTGACCAATAAAACCATATTCTTCACATAGTTCTACTTTTTGTTTACCAACCTCGATTGCATTTGATAAAAAGACATCAGGACCAGCTAAATAAATTGATTTTTTCATATTGTTTTTGTTTTTTAAAAAAAGTTAATTGATAGGACACCATATTATCCCCTATTCTTCGCTGCTTTATAAGTTTTATTGTGCACCAGCAGATGGTGTGTGATGTGTTATTCTATTACTTGGCTTCACCTTGGCTTATTCACCTTGAATTATTACACGAGTTTCGAAACTCACCTTTCTAATTGTATATCTACAATTGATTTCACAGCACATCCAATTAACTTTTTTTTTATCTTCCTAGAGAATATACAGAGTTTGAAAATTTAGCACTTACAGCAAATTCAGTTTCATCCTGAACATATTCTCTGAACTCATCTTGTTCTAGTTCAACAACATCCTTAACTTCCCATTCAAACATTTGAATTATTTTATCATAATTATCTACATTATTGATTGGTGTGATTAAATCCAATCGAACATCTAACTCACCAGCATTTACTTTACCAGTTAATTCAGATAATTGACAAAGTGCTTCTTCTTTATAAGCAACAACAGCTTTTTCATATTCCACAATATGATTTGTTTTATTTTCCTTGATTGTTTCAATCAATTTGTCTTTTTTTACGTTAATTTTTCTACTACCTAAAGTTCTCATATAATTGTTTTTAATTAATTGGTAAATATAATCAATTTAATTAATTTTTTCATAATATTTAATCCATTTTTTTACAGTATTACCACTAACACCATATTTACGTCCAATTACTGAATATGATGTTTCTTCAATTTCTTTAATATATTGATTTGCGCTTGGAGAGAATTACGATATCCCGACCCTTCGCTTAACAGGCGAACGCTCTACCTCTGAGCTATCCAAGCAAATATTTATTATATTGTTGTCCCAGAGGGATTTGAACCCCCGATCTTTTCGTTATGAGCGAACCGCATTGACCAGACTATGCTATGGGACAATAATTACTACCTGAGTAGCATTTTTACACTTAACTAGTAATATATTGCTACTTAAGTAGCATTTTTACACTTAACTAGTAATATGTTGCTAGTTATATTTGAGCCAACCATCGGATTCGAACCGCATACCCTGATTACAAATCAGGTGCTTTGCCAGTTAAGCTATGGTTGGCATGGACCGGGCACTGCGATTCAGCAATGGATCATCCCGGATGTGAGCGAAATGTGGGAATCAAACCCCGTCCTCAGATTGGAAATCTGATGCTTTATCATTAAGCTACATCTCGCAGTTACGATTTTTATCATCTTAATGGTGGTGAAGATGATAGGATTATCGTATAACCATTGGTGGGAAGTGGAATTGGACAGATTCGAACTGCCAACACCCTGAACTTCACTCAGGTGCTCTACCAGTTGGAGCTACAATTCCAAATCAATGGTTTTTGATGTGAGCCTCCCACTCACGATCCCCGAAAGTATTTCAAAATTCTAAAATGTCTCAGAAAATGATCATAATGTTTAATATTTTACCTTTAAACTATAACCACCATACAGAACATTAGGGCAGTGTATTATCCAAATCAAAAACCCAAGTAAAAAATCACTGCAGTTAACCTATTTACTTGTTTGCGGAAGGAGAGGGATTCGAACCCCCGGAGGTTACCCCCAATAGTTTTCAAGACTATCGCTATAAGCCAGACTCTGCCATCCTTCCATGCTCACTGTAGAGAGGGTTTCACTCTCATTTTACACATAGTGACATGTATATTGTGTAAACCTGATCCATTTTTTACCAGTACTGTGGTTGGGAAGGTGAGAATTGAACTCACATGTAACCAATTACTCTTTCAACACGTTATCAGCGTGAGGAGATACATCCCAATGTTCCTCATAATGTTTTTCTTTATGACAATTTGAACACAATAAATCACATTTATCAAGTTCTACCATTATTCTCATCCAACTCAAATTTTGATATCGTGAAATACCAAATTCTTTATCCTCTGGATTTCTATAGTGAAACTCTAACACAGCAATACATTTATCATAACCACATTTCATACATTTACCACCCAAATATTCAACACCCTTTTCTTTTAATTTTTGTCTTCTATTTTTTACTCTTTCGTAATTTCTTTTCCTCTTTTCAATTTCATTTAAAACAATCCTTTTATTTTCAGTATTTGCAAGAACAGTTGTTCGAGATACATTAAATTTATTTGCTGTTTCGAGAATAGTATGTGTTTTATAATAGTAATTAAGTTCCACAATCTCATCTTTCGTTAATATTTTTCGACCATCAATTGGTTCATTCAACCCAGCATTAATACAATGATATGAAACCGTTGGTTTTGAAATGTTTAATTTTTTACTAATATCACCATAACTTTTTCCTAATAATCTAAGTTCTATTACTTTATCTTTTGTTTTCATACTTTTGATCATATTATTATCATTTTATTTATAATAAATACTCGAAAGTTAGAAAAACTTAACATTGTGTTATAGTAAACTGAACTACAAGACAATATTTAAACTTTTTGTCACAAATATAGTATATATTTGTGACAAAATTGAGTCGGGTGAGGGATTCGAACCCACGTGTGCTTACGCAAATGGTTTTGCAAACCACCCCCTTCAACCACTCAGGAAACCCGACAAGTTATTCAATACGTCAAAGAACATTATATAAAACAAAAAACCCGATCTTTATTCGAGACCGGGTTTTTTTGATGCTTTATATTGGATTTTAATTATCCACTATTAGTATCACAGTTTAACCCGATCATCTTAGAATTTCTAATATTCGTGTTGCCACAGAATATAGCAATCCCTATGCGACTTGGTGTCGATGATATAAAATCGGTCATATGTTCTACAAATAATTTCATTTTTATTTAATTTTAAATTGTACTATTATTAAATACGTAACAAAGGTATAAAATGTTACATAAATACCAAAAATATTTTCACTTATTTTATTTATTAATGTTTACAAATCGATCATCATTCAATATAAATAAAAGAGTATCAGATTCATACGTGCTATAATTAAAGTATAAAATATTCGTATCTTTTTTTGATTTAAATATAAAATTACCATTAATATCACTATATGTTGTATCCGAACCACATATAATTTGAACACCAGCTAACTCATTTTTTGTATTTTTATCATACACTTTACCACCAATTGTATCTGTTATAAAATTAACTGAGTTAACGATAACAAATATTTTTAACATGAGAATAATATTGTTTATCATAATATTTTAGTTTATTATAAGTACTTTATTTTTTATAAAACACACATGTATTTATCATATATGGGCAGAGTTAAGCAAATTATAAGAGAAGAGATTAATAAATTCTTAAATGAAGAAGATATTGATTGGTCCTTATATGAATTAAAAGATGAGATATTAAGAGAAGTTATTGAAGGGTTTTTAAATGCACGTGAAAAAGGTGGTGGTAAACAACCTTGGAGCGTAATACCATTTCCAAGATTAAAAAAAATATGGGAAGATCAGATAAAATATGGTTTTGTTCGTGACACAAAAGGAATGGATATGTTTGAGAATATATTTACACGTAATATACTTAAACTATATGCAAACACTGAATTAGCTGGACATACACAAAGTTCAATGGAAGATGAACTTAGTTATTATGATCAAACGATGGATAGTATTTGGGAAGGTGATTATGATTTTGGTGATTATATTGAAGGACCAAATGGACAATCACGAATAAGCGATTACGGTCTTGAACCACTAGTTAATTTATTAGCACAATTAAGAAAAGAACAAGATTATGAAAAAAAATTACCAATAATGGATAAAATGCTTAATGTTGTACATCAGAGATCAGACATTGCTGAAATGTTTATTGAAGGTGGTAGTAATTCATTAAGTAAACTTTCTGGATATGATATACCGGAAGACCCAAATTATCCACACAGTAATATAGTTAGTTCTATTTCAGGTAGATATAATATGTCTGACTATAGTGAATAAAAAACCCCCACATTTCTGTGAGGGTTAAATAATATATAGATATAATGTTAAATTTTCTGTTCTTTTTCTGAAAGATCGAAAGTAAACTTCACATCTTGTTCATCTAATTTCACATCTAATGTGTTTTCATCAAAAGTTGTGAATTCTTTAAACCAACGTTTAGATAAAATCAAAGAAAATTTAATTTCAGCAACCTTTTGCATAGTTCCTCTTTTCTTTGCATTTAATGCATCTGTTTTATTAATAAGATATGTTTTTAACACCTCTTTTTGTTGATCTTCACTTAATGATTTAAACATTTCAGATTCAAGTTGTGCTTGATAATTCTTAATATGTTCTGATAACAACCATTCATTAAGTTTAAGTGATTTATTATCTTCAATCTTCTTAACAACATCAAGAACCTTTGGTAATGCAGATACTCCAGCAATTTTGGTTTTAAGATTAACAGACATATAGAAGTCTTTAGCTTCTTCAGTATCTGTTTTAGGTGCAAAACCATTATAATCAGTAACACCAATTTCTTTTAACCAATCAGCACACTCCTGACCAAGCATTACAGCAAAATTTTCACTTGTTTTTGGGAAAAGGTCTTTACGATAAAAATCATAAACTTTCTTTTCTGCTTGTTGCTTAATTAATTCCCATTCTAATGAAGCTAATTCATTTGCTGATATCTCTTTCACCATTGCTCTATTAATGAGAGGTAATGATGTTATATCAATGGTAATTATTCTACCAAATGTTTTTTCATCTACTTTACCACTAAATTCTTCAGTTATTGTATGATCAACAGCATTTTCTGTTAATTTTTTAGCTAATTCCGGTGTATACAATACTGGAATTTTCTCAACATTAACAATACCATCTTTAACCAATGTAAATGTGTTGTATTTGTAAGTAGCAACCTCATTGATCTTAAATTTATTATCCGGAAGAATTGCTTTACCATCGATTTTAATTCTAACAGATAGATTAGCACGTACACTATTCCAAACTAAATCCTTTAAAGAATATCCTCTTTCTTTGTCGGTGTTTTCAAACTTAACATCAACATTCTTTTCTTTTAGTTCTTCAAGAATTTTGTTTGCTTCATCAACAGATTTTGCTTCGGATAATCTTTTTTTATCCGCAGTAGATAAATCTTCACCACGTGCTATTCTTTTTCTACCAATACGATTATATTCAAAATCTTCATGATTAGGAAAGAATAAACAATTTTCATCAGAAGCAAGATCATTAACTAAATTCATCAAACAATAAGCATCATCTTCAACAGGTTGAATTGCACTTCTACCATTTGGAAATCTTTTGGCTGTGTCTGTAATACAATCTTTAATTGAATTCTTAAATGAATTTAGTTTTTGTTTACCAAAAGCATTTAATAATTGCTTATAATGATAATTATCACCGAGAGCATAAAATATCTTCTCAGCTTCAAAATTCATTAACTTATCTGAAAGAACATAAATAGCACCATATAATGCAACATCTGTTTTTTCTTCAATACCATCACTACCACTAAGGTTAGGATAATCTCTATCACCAAATGGTGTTTTAGAAAAGAAATTAATTTCTTTAATATCAGGAGATACCATAATTTTACCGTCAGAAATATTATACAAGAAAACACTTCCTTGACTGTTAACAGCAAAAGCGAAATCATATAGATAATCATCTGGAATATCTACAACGATTTTTTTACCACCTTGTAAACCATTGGAAATCTTTTGCTCAAAGATAGGTTCAAACTCATCAAAGTCACTTGTTGATATTTTTTCACCACCAAGTACACCAGCCATTTGTGTGAGTTTTTGAGTGTCAGCATAATAACCATATTCAACAAATGTTGATGCAGTTATATCTTCTTCCATTTCTTTAAGTGCAGAAATAACTTCATTCCAAGGACAATCATTGTTGTAACCATCAGTTAAAAAGATAAACGAAAATACACTGTCAGGTCTATTTTGTTTAATTCTTGCAACCATGTCCTTTGTTAGTTGGAGTGGTTTTAGGAACGCAGTTAATCCAACAGGTGTTAACCATTTGTCAATGGCATCGTGAAGATCAGTTAAGGTCTTTAATGATTTAACTTCAACCTCTTCTTTTAAAACACCACTATCATTTCTTCCGGAAAACCAAATAATTGAGATAGTATCACCTTCTCTCATTAGATTGGATAACTTGTTTTTTAACTGTTTTCGGATTAGTGGTAGATCATAATACATTGACCCTGAGACATCGACTACGAAAATGTGATTTGTGTTAGTAGTTACTTCTACTTCTGTTTCATTTTGGATTATTTGAGTAATCAAATTAAATCCTTCTTCAATTTTCAAATGTTTTTTCATTTTTTTACAGTTTATTAATTTACAATTATATTTTACAATTTTTAAAATTTCAAGGGGTAAATATAAGAAATATTATAATAAAACCCAAATATAATTACTTGAGTTTTATTTTTTTATAATTAATTATTAACTACATGCTGACCAACCACAACCAATACATAAAAGACAACCTTCTTTATACTCAAAATCACTTCCACCACAAACTTGACAAGTGCCTTTTTTCTTCTCACCGTCTTTAATGTATCGTTTAATTACACGAGCAACACCATTTTTCCATGTATTAATATGATCTTCATCAAAATCTAATGTTTCAATTAATTCATGTGTATAAATAATCGGCATACCGTGTCTTAATACTGCTGAAATAAATTTAGCGTAATTCCAGTATGTTTTATTAAATGTATGTGACACACCTTCAAGTATTATTTTTTCATCGTTATCCATATACTCAAGGTCATACCTTTTTTGTCTATTACCATCTTTATCATTAAAAACTATTTTAACGATCTCACATTCACTTACTGAATTAGGTAATTTACTTAATCCATTCTCTAATCTACCAGTGAAAATCTCATAAGGTCTATCATCATTGATACCAACAACAGCAATCCACTTTTCAAGATTGTTTTGAAAACGATGAATATCACCTTTCAAACGTTTAGGTCTTTTAGGTACGTGATTATCTCTATATAGTTCTAATCTATTTTTTCTTTCTCTTTCTTTTTCAGATGCTAAAACACCTTCCCTACTACCTTCTCGATATACAGTAATACCTTTACAACCGCAATCCCAACCTGTTTCATAGACTGCTTTAACAATATCTTCTGAAACGTCATTAGGTAAATTAACAGTCACAGATATAGAATGATCAACATGTTTTTGAACCATGCCTTGCATTTCAACCTTTTTTACCCAATCAACATCCTGTGATGTTGCTTTATAGTATGGTGATTGTTTAATTATTTCATCAATCTGTTCACCTTTCATTGTTCTAATTACATCAAGATCATACCCCTTAATAACTAACCAATCTTCAAATCTTTTATGAAATACAGAATATTCTGTCCATGCAATACCTTCATCATCAACTCGATCAACTCGAATATTTTTATCAGAGGGGTTTACTTTTTTCGATCTTTTATACACCGGAAGGAAAACACATTCAATACCTGATGTTGTTTGTGTCATTAAAGATAATGTTCCAGTTGGTGCTATAGTTAACAGAGCAAGATTTCTACGACCATATGTAACCATATCAGCATATAATAGAGAATCCTCATCTTTTATTCTTTGAATGAATGGATTATATGGCTCACGTTTTGCATCGTAAATTGGAAACGAACCACGTTCTTTAGCCATTGTTACTGATGAACGATAAGCACTTAATTTCAATGTTTTATGAACATGTTCACTAAATTTATTAGCTTCATCAGTACCGTATCTATAACCCAATGCTGCCAACATATCACCTTCAGCAGTCACACCTAAACCAGTTCTTCTACCATCAGTAGTTTTTTTAAGTATGTTTTCCCAAACATTAATCTCATATTGTTTAATAAACTCATCTTCAGGATCATTCTTAATTTTTTCTATTATTTTACCAATTTTTTCAATCTCAAGAGTAACAAGATCATCCATCAACCTCTGAGCAATAATAGTATCGGATTTAAATAGATCAAATTTAAATTTAGCTTCTGGTGTAAATGGATTTTCAACATATCCATATAAATTAAGAGCTAATAACCTACAACTATCATTAGGACAAAGTGGAATTTCACCACATGGGTTTGTTGACACTGTTTTATAACCTAAATCACCATAACAATCAGGAATTGATTCGTTAATAATAGTATCCCAAAATAATATACCGGGTTCTGCTCTCTCCCATGCATTATGTATAATTTTTTCCCAAATTCTACGAGCATTTACTGCTTTAGCGTAAAAACCCTTACCCAATACATATAATTTATCTTCTTTTAAATCACCTTCTTCTAATTCAGATATAAATCCAGCGGTTAATTCATCTTGATGAAAATGTTTCCAATCCACAGGATAGTGTTGTATAAATAATTCATCATTTTTAACTGCTTTAATAAAGTCATCGGTTATCTTAATAGAAATATTTGCACCAGTTACTTTACCCTTTTCCATCTTAGCATCAATAAAATTCTCAGCATCTGGATGTATAATCGATATCGATTCCATTAATGCACCTCTTCGACCATCCTGTGCAACCTCTTTGGTTGAATTTGAGTACCTTTCCATGAATGGAACAACACCAGTTGATGTTATAGCACTATTTTTTACAGGTGTCCCTGCAGGACGTATAAATGATAAATCAAGACCAACACCACCTCTTCTTTTTTGAAGTTGTACCATTTCTTGATCCAATTTCATTATTCCACCATACGAATCAGAATCTTTTTCATTACCAATCACAAAACAATTAGATAGTGATGTAACTTGAAAATCATTTCCGATACCATTCATTGATGAACCACCGGGAACAATTCTATTGAATTTTTTTAATCTTTCGTAGATTACTTCTTCTGTGAGGGGGTTTTTGTAATTATTTTCAATTCTTGCGAATTCTTTGGCTAATCTTCTGTGCATCTGATCCGGATTTTTTTCGTAAAGATTACCATCAGAATCTTTTAAACAGTATTTATTAATCCAAACTTCTGTAGCTAAAGTATCGCCACTAAAATACTCTAATGTTTCCCCATAAACTTCATCTCTTGGGAAAACTTTTAATGATTTTTCACTCATAAGCAATAATAATTTTTTATAATTTTTAATAATGTAAATGTGCTGTTCAGCTTAGATAAATACAGCAATTTATATAAAATTAATTGGAAACTTTTTCTATTTTTTAACAATTTGACTAACAAATTTTTAGGAAAAAAAAGGATGAACTAACACCCTTTTTTTAACTACATTAACGAATTATAATAAAAGAAAAATATGATTAATCATCATCTTCAATTTCAGATTCTTTTACTTCATTATTTACCACAAGATTATCCATTTGTGCTTGATAACTTACATCACTTACAGAAGCACCTCTCATATTACCCACAGATGCAGTTACTGTACTAAACATTGCTTCATTACCTTTTTTTGATTTAACATAGTTCATGGTGTTACCGTCTTTAATACCAAAACTACGTGATGCAGCAAAAGCATCTTGATCAGCAGCTAAAAACATAAATGTCCAATTATCTTTCTCACACTTAGCGATTAAATTTTTAACATCATCAGAAGAATATTCTTTACTGTTATTTTCATAACCATCTGTTACAATACACACAATAACTTTATCCGGAACATCATTCTTCTTCATTTTAGCGTGTGTTGCCTTTACGTCATTGATTGTTTTACCGATTGCATCATTTAATGCAGTCATACCTTTTGGATACCAAACAGCATCTGTTAATTCTTCAGCTTCTTTAATATCAATATTATCATAAATTAATTCATACCCACTATCAAATAATGCAACAGTTATAGTTGCTTCATCCGGAAGTTCTTTTTGTTTTTTTATAAATTCATTGAAACCTCCACGAGCTTCTTCAATAATACTACTCATTGAACCAGAAGTATCAAGAACACAAATCATTTGTGTTTTCTCATTAGTGTCAATAATTTCTTCTTCAACTGTGATTGTTGTTTTCTTTACTGTTTTTTTTACTTTTTTCTTTTCTGCCATTATTTCTGTGTTTTTAAGTTAATATTATGGGGTGATAAAAATATACTTTTTATTTATACATTGCAAGAGTTTTTATAGATATTTTTTTATGTTGAATATGAAAAAAGTTCAAAATCTAATTTATATGTATCAATTATTTTATCCCTATTTTCTTTTGTTAATAATTTATCTTTATTTAATTTAGGAACATTTAAAAAATTATTACTATCATAATGTTTACCTAATTTTAAATTATCCTCCCTATAGTTTATTAATTTTAATATTTTATTAAAATCATGTGATAGATTTTCATATTTACCAATAAAATTAATTAATTTATCTGTGTTATTTGTGTGATCGTAAACATATTTATATTGTGGTAATTTATGATCACTATCTATTTTATGTAAAAAATTATTTAACCAATATGTAAAATCATTATATGATATTAAGTTTTGATTATTTATTCGTTTATAATAATATTCTGATATGATTCTATCATAGGGATTTCTAACAAATGTAAATTTAAAATAATTATTAAATGTATCGGGTGAAATTTTTTCTTTTAACGCTAATGGTGTTAAATGTTGCGATGCCGTAGAAAAACCATTATTATATTGATAAAAATCACCATAAAAAAGTTCTTTTTTCTGCATATTAAAAAACACTTCAATACTTGTACCTGCAATTTTAGGTATATGTATGAAAATTATTTGATATTTATGATTTATTGGCATATATGTTTTTCTAATTCACTATATCCATGTTTTTCTATCCATAATTGATCTAAATCTTTAAACAACTTTATTGTTTTATTATATATTTCCGATTTTTTCATTTCTTCAACTGAATTAAAATGGAAAATACCGTCTAAATCCAAATGTACTATTTCACCATTAATAAGGGCATTGTTAGATAAATGATAAATATAATCACACATAACAATACCATTGTTTATAGCTATAAAAAATTTCTTTAATATTTTAGGGTATATTTTATTATCAACCAACCATTTCCAATTTTTATCCAGATAAACTAAATCTTTTAATATTTCTTTATCCGGAACTCTTTCTTGGACCACAAACAATATTTTCTCATAAATACCAGCATAGTATAATTCTGGTGTAATTTTGTTTTCGGATAAAAATTTATGTGTTTTAATAATACGTAATAAATTCCTTTTAGATGCAGCAGATGTTATATGATTAAACGTATCTCTATCTAAATTAGCTTTACATGGATAAAGAAATTTCAGAACTAAATTTTTATAGAAAAAAACTTTATGAATATATCTAACATCATCTGTTTTTCTTTCACACAAATCATATCTGTTTTTAATTAATTCATCAATGGTTAATCCATATTCAACCATTGGATCAAGAAACTCATTTTTACTACTATTTAATTCTAAATCATATTCCTGTTCAAGTTTCACCCAATCATTACTATCTTTTTGGAAATATTGTTTTACAGGATCATGGTTATCGAGATAATCATTGTCTTTAATATATTTATTCACATATACACCAACTTCTTTATCATATTTTTCTTTTATTTTCTCACCCCACTCTAATCCAAAGGTTTCTTTCCAATCACCAATTCCACCTTTTCTAAAATCATTATAGCTATAATCTAAATCTGGCTTAATATCAGTTAAAGATTTTAATCTAACGTCTTTAATTTCTTTAATTTCTTCTTTTAAGAATTTACCTATTTTTTTTACTGAATTATGGTAATCATTAATAATTTCTTCATATGAAATTACCATCATATTCAAACCTAATAATTCTTTCGCCACATATACAGAAAACCATTTTTTTTGATTATCTATCAAAATCCCATAATCCAATAATGTTAAATCTTTTTTAATTGTTGTGTAATTATGATTAATTGAATAAAAATATTCGTTAAATGGTATATATTTATTCATTTTTTTTATTGTGCGATAATATCCAGACGTAATTATATCCCTAATATCTCTATATACGTAAATTATATGTGAATTATATAAAATATCTTCTTTCTGAAGATTAAAATCGTGAGAATGTGACCAAATTACATTTTTACCTTCTGAGATTTCATCATAAAATTGATTAATATTAACATCGTTAATTTCATCATAAAATATTTTATCATCTAACTTACTATAATTAAAATTATTAACAACGGTATCTATAGTGAGATGTGTTCCACTTCTTCTTGCCGACACAATAAAAACATTTTTATACATCAATTAACACACCCTTTCTTTTATAATGATCTATTCTATCTTTAATTAATTTAAATTTATTTGAAAAATTTTGTTTCCGAAAATATAACCATAAATACAATAATTTTATCTTCTTCAAATTTATATATATTTTTTTATCACGAATATTTGAAATATTATATATAATTTTTAATCTTTCATTGTCTTTGAAAAATTCATTATAAAAATCCAAATCAGTAAATTGGTATTTTTCTTTTATTATTTCATATACATCCGAACCCGGATAAGGTGTCATCGGAAAAAAGAAACAAGAAACAGTATCCATATTTTTCATTATAAATCTAAATAATTTTATCGTTTTTTTAAAGTCTTGATTTGTTTCATTATATTGTCCAACCATAAACGAACATCCAAAAACTAAAGTATGTCCTGTTTCAATTAATAATCTTTTTATTCTTAAAATTTGTTCTTTTATTTCAGTAACTGTAATTTTTTTATTAATACCTGCCCACCAATTAACATGATCATTATTAACAATTCTTATTGATTCGTATATTAAATTATAATTTGAATAATAAGCAGCATTGTGTGTAACATAACAATTGTTATAATTTTTTATCATATTTAATGAAATTTATATTTTTTTATTTTTAAAATATATTTCCAATACCCACTAACAAACGCTGTTTGAAATTTAAAATGTTGAGAGATAAATGGATTAATATATATACCAATAAAATTTTTTAAAATCTGTTGTTTTCTTCTTAAGAAAAAATAATATAAAATTTTATTTCGATACCCAACAACAAACCATTTTAAACTATCAGACATTTTTATATATGGTCCAAAATCCCAAGGATGTATTTCAGCTTTAGTATTTAATATATTATCATTGTTAATTAACATATCATTATCTTTACAATAAGTAAATAATTTTGATTCTTCTACTGGTCTAAAAGAAGTGATAAACCCATCATTTGGTTTTATTTTTTTAATT